TCATTTTTAGACTGCGATAGAGATACCTTATTAAACTATCAGAAACAAGAAGGATATGATGAGTATTTCGGCACAATAAAGAGAGCAAAGAATAAAATACAACAAGATAAGGTTGAGAGAGGGTTAATCGGATCGTCTAAACAGTTTGTTTCGAATTTCGAGAATGGTAGAAAGAAATGCTCGGTAGATAAGCTGGTTCAAATCAGCTCGGATTTAGATTGTTATCTCGACATCACGCTTACTCCGAAATAACGTGAACTACCAAAAACGATCAACCAGATACGGATGAATAATTTACATTACCCCCTTTTTTTGGGGGTTTTGTTTCCAAATAGGAAACTTTTATATTAAATAAGCTTATGTAACCGATAATCCTACCAGTCAATCCATCTAACCATGAAGAAGTGTAAAGCTAAAACTACTAAAGGAAAGCGTTGTTCTAACAAAGCATTAGAAGGTAGTGAGTTTTGCCATATCAAAAGCCACGCTAAAGCAAATCAAAAAAAGAAACTTGCAACTAAGAGCAAGAAAGAAGAACCTAATAATAAACTCACCAACAAACAGATTCTATTCTGCGAGTTTTACATTCAATCTTGGAACGCCGCCGATGCTGCAAGGAAAGCTGGGTACAAAGGTAACGATGATACTATAAAATCGATTGGATCTGAGAACCTTACTAAACCTTACATTTCAGAGTTTATAAAAAAACGAGTGAAAGAAGTAACAATGTCTACCGATGAAGCCTTAAAACGCTTATCTGATTGGGGGAGGGCTTCCATAGAGCATTTCTTAGAAGAAGATGATTACTCTGGGAAAATAAGCGTTGAATCTGATGGCGCAAAAAGACATTTAGGATTGATTAAGAAGATTAAGCAAAACGAACGTTCTATCCAAAATGATGGTGGCGATACGGTTCTTCATCGTTCGGTTGAAATTGAGCTTCACGATGCGAAAGATGCAGTGGATAAGATTCTTAAAGTACATGGCGCTTACGCTCCAGACAAGTTAGACCACACTTCCTCTGATGGCTCAATGTCGCCTAAGTCTATGGATGATTGGTACAATCCTGATAGAAACAAGGAGGGATAATGGGTGAAGCAGCGCCAATAATGAATCCTAACCTTCGTGAGTTCTGGGAAACAAAATCACGTTACAAAGTTTTGTACGGTGGTAGGGATAGTTCAAAATCAACAGATACAGCTATACATTCTGTTCGTCTTGCCAATATGATTCAATTACGTTTCTTATGCACACGAATGTTTCAAAATAGAATTGAAGATTCGGTATATACATTAATTGCAAATGAGACACATAGATTTGGGTTATCAAATAATTTTATTATTCAGAATAACCGCATAATAAATTCTAACACTGGTTCTGAATTCATGTTCTACGGATTAGCAAGGAACATAAAAGAAATTAAATCAATCGTTAATATTGATGTTCTTTGGGTTGAAGAGGCTGAATTTTTGACAGAGCAAATGTGGAAGGTTTTATATCCGACGCTAAGAAAGGAGCATTCAGAGATATGGATTGTGTTTAATCCCTATTTAATGAGCGATTTTGTCTATCAAAGGTTTATAATTAATCCACCAAAGGATTGCTTGGTTCGATTGATTAATTATGATGAAAATATATTCCTATCTGAAACATCAAAAAAAACGATTGAAGAGCTTAAAGAAGAGAATTATGATGAATACCTTCACATATACAAAGGAATTCCAAAACAAGACGATGACGAAGTAATTATTAAACGTACATGGCTCAACTCATGTATTGATGCTCATAAGAAATTGAACATTGATGTTAGAGGTGAAAAGATAACAGGATATGATGTTGCAGACGATGGTAGTGATAAGAACGCCTACGTTAACAAGCATGGTATTCTAATCACTAAAATACATCAATGGCAAGCCAAAGAAGATGAATTGGTTAAAAGCGCTAAGATAGTTCGTAATGAAGCTAAGAGATTTGGATCGTTAGTTCGATATGATTCAATTGGAGTGGGCGCTGGTGTGGGTAGCAACATCAAAGAAATTAATAAGTACGATGAACACCAAGTCAACTACGAGGCCTTCAACTCTGGCGGTGCAATAGTTAATCCCGAACACGATTATGAGGCTGGCGTTAAGTACAAAGATTATTTTGCCAATGTTAAAGGGCAAGTCTGGAAGGCAGAGGTAGCAGACCGAATTTTGCACACTCACAACGCAGTTACAAAAGGCCACAAATTTGACGAATCAAGCATCATCAGCATTTCATCAGAATGTGATTACATAGAGGATTTACTTATAGAACTTAGCACTCAACGCAAAGATGAAGATCGTGCTGGGCGTTTCAAAGTAGAATCTAAAAAAGACCTTTCTAAACGAGGGGTTAAATCTCCTAACCTGGCAGATGCATTTGTAATGTGTTTCACTCCAAAGAAAAAAAATCACAAACCTAAAAGAAGTAACCGCTCATACTCTCATGGAGCAACCTAACCCAAATAATTATGAAATTTTCGGAATATAACCAATCGAATATCACAGACAAGATAGAGACAATCTATTCTTCAGTGAAAGATGATTTTACTGTCAACACTCTTTTCTTTGAAGGGGACCATTATCAAGGTGGTAACGGTTGGAGCGGAGCGCTACCACAAAACCAAACAAATAGAGCTTCTACACTTACAAAGATTCAAGCCTTATTCACCTCACAGAATGTGATTAGTGAAGTTGTTCAACGAATGAGTTCTGCTGTGTTAGGGAAAGAGCCTGAATGGAACATCCATCTTAAGCGAACACTTAAGGAAGATGAAAGCCCAAGCGAATCTGAGCAAGAAGTAATTGACGAAACAGAGCAGATTATGAATGAGTGGTGGAATACTTATGATATTCATGGAGAGCTTATTAAATACCTGATATTTGTTTCTCTGGGTAGCAAGGCGGTGTTACGGATTTACATTCCTTCTTCTTTTACAAAAGACAGCGTGATTGAATCGGGTGATTTTAAAGATCAGATTGCAAAGATTAGAGTGGAAGCTATTCCAGTTGATAAAGCTACGGTGTACACAGATAGAGCGTTAGGTCAATCGGCTGGAATGTTATCCTACAAAGAAGATGATGAAGCCATTGTTGCTGAAATTTGTTACTTGGATGAAGATGGTAAAACCATTCTAAAAACATTTACTGATAACGAGCAAAGCGAAGGCGATCCATTTAATCTTGGTGGAAACTTATTGATGTACCAAACGGGAGTAAATCTATTTGTAACCTTGCAAGTTAGGCAGCTACAAAAGGCTGTGAATAAAGCTTACACCATGATGAATAGTAATCTGGACAATGGCTTTTTGGAACGTATTTTCTTGAACGCAGAACCGCCTGGAACATGGGAGACAGACGAAGATGGTAAACAAACATTTGTGCCGGATGAATTAGAATTAGGCGCAAATATGACGAATTTTGTATCTGGAGCTATTCTTTCGGATGCTGAAGGTAAGGAAACTATAACCAATCCAAGTGTGGTATTTCGTGACCCTGTAAAGAATGATACGTTTGTTACAGCTAAAGAAACGGCTTACGAAGGGATATTAGAGCAAGTACACCAAAAGCATTCGCTTATATCTGGAGACGCTTCACCAAGTGGAGAGAGTAGGATTCAGGCATTGGTAGATTTTATTAAATCATGCAATCCGTTTAAATCAGCAATGAACAAAGCTGGGAAGTGGCTTATTGAAACAGTGATGTATTTGGCGTTCGATTTAGCCAATGAAGATAGCAAGATTGAAGAATACTCGGCTGACTTTATGTGTAGAATAGATATTGGCCACCTTCCTGCAGAAATGAGGAATCAAATTATCAAAGAATATGAGTCTGGATTCTTATCACGAGAAACAGCTATGTCGATGCTTGGGGTTGATGACATTGATTCGGAGATGTCTCGCATTGATAGTGCAACAATGGAAGTGAAGGAGATTCTTAACATAATGAGAGATTCAGACATTATGCCTAAAACGGTGGTTCTTGAATTGTTTGATAAGCTCATTGAAGACAAAGCCATTCTTTCGAATCTATCAAGTGCTGAAAAGAAAGCAGCAATTGAAGGAGAGATTGAATTAATTATTGCAGGAAAACAGCAAGAATCTAGCTTGTTAGACTCGTTAAATCTTTAAAATGACATTCAAACGCTCTTATAAAATACCAATTTACAGTGGTCGATTGTACATAATACTATGTGATTCCATAAAGGAAGCAAGTAAAAAAGAAGGTCTTAATCTTGATGATACAGGGTTAGATTTATGTGATGCAGTTTGTTGTGTACGAGAATTGAATCATTGCGTAATATTTGAACATAACCCAACTCCAGGTGTTATAGCTCATGAGTGCAAGCACTTTATAAACTATTTATTCATTCAGAAGGGAGTAGAACTTGATTTATATAATGATGAACACGAATGTTATTTGTTAGAGTGGGCTGTGAATAAAGTTCACGAAGTAATTAATAAAATGAATAACTAATGCCAGACTATAAATCAGCATATCTAAATTCGTTATTAAAGAGCCGAAACATAGCGCTTTCAGCTACTGGTATTCCAAAACGTGCGAATGAGTTGTTGTTGCAATCGTTCGCTCGTGCTATACTTGACATTGATAAGGATTTAGGGAGCGGTGTAATTACTAAGGAACGTGCAGAAAAGCTCAAGGATGCAATTAATGTACGCATCATTGAGCTTGGTAGAAGATTAGGCATTATCTTTGATTCGCAAAAGGTAGCGTCTATTAATGAAGCAATTAATGCGCATCGGTTAGGACTTGCAGAAGTAGGACGATTAACAGGCATTGAATTAACCGCAAATCTTTCAGGCATTCCTCAAGAAACGCTTGACTTGATGATGGTAAGGCGTGGCATATTTGGATCAAAGAACTATAAATCTGTTATTAATAGGCAGATTAAAGACATAGCTAAAGATTTAGACAGCATCATTAATTCGGCTATCATAAGAGGAGTTAGCGCTGAACGTGCATCGCAAGAAATAGCTGGTGTTATGATTTCGAAAGATAAATCTGGCGACTTATTGAAGCTGATTAAAAATAATCGGTTAACGAAGTCCTCAATCAATGAAGCGTTGAAGCTTGGCAACATTACTCCAGACGAATATAAACGGGCGAGAAGAGCGTTCTACGACTCAAAGCGAATAATGGTAACAGAAATTAACACTGCTTATCGTGAAGCCGATTTAATAGTGCAATACCGTAGCCCAGTGGTGAAAGGAACTAAATGGACTTTATCGGGTAGGCATAGTGTTGCAGATATATGTGATGTGTATG